CAAAATTTTCATTGATATTAAAGTTTGCAAAGAAGTCCATTGCCGCAAGATATTTGTTAATCAACTTATTCATCACAGGCAAATATTGTTTGATGATTTTAGTTTTAATACCACCATCTTTCAATAGAGCAGATGCAAAATCATAATACTGCTTTTCTGTTGATATTACTTCTTGTTCTTTTAAAATATCACCAAGTTGTTTTTTCAGTTCTTTTAGTTTGGCATTTTCTTCTTCAAGATTGTCTTTACGATTGGATAACTCACTAATTTCTTGTTGAATTTTTCCTATGTACTTATTAACGGCAGAAATAGTTGAATTGTGTTTTACTACTTCGTTATTATGTTCTTGGATATGTTTAACTATCTTTTGGATTTCTTCAATGCGTTTGTTTGTTTTTTCGATTTCTTTTTCGATGTCCTTAAGGCCAACGCCAATTTCTCCTTTTGTTTGATTGCTTCTAGCAAGCTCTCCATGTCGGAACGTGTCATCGATATGCTGTTTACAGGTTGGGCAATTGTCGTTTTCTTCATAAAAAGTAATTTCCTTATCGATCTTTTTAACTTTTGATTCCAACTTCGATTCTAGTTGTAACAACTTGGTACTTTTCTTTTGCATTGCTACCGAATCATTAATTTTACTGTTCAATACATTGATATGTTTTTGTATCAATTCTATATCAGTTTGCAACTTGCGTACTTGAGTTTCGCTGTTAAGTATTTCTTGTCTTTTCTTTTCTATTTCTGCGTCATTGTGTTTCTTGTGTTCTTCTATATTTTGTTTCTGAAGTGTAATCTTCTCACCAGTCAACTCTAATGAATATTTGACTCTTGTGTTTGAATCTTTTATTTCCGATAATTTAGTTTTAACTAAACCATTCATGGAAGAAAATATTTGAATGTCAAGCAAATCTTCAATAATTGTTCTACGATCACTTGCAGATAACTGCATAAATGGAACAAATGATGCAGACCCAAGAATAACAATTTGTGTAAACGATTTGTAGTTTAATTTGAGAATCAATCGTTCAAGATGTTCTTGGTAATCTTTGACTGCTGCATCTTGATTAACCATTGTTCCATTACAATAGATTTCAAACACATTTGGTTTGATACCACGAATGATTTTATATTTCTTTGTGCCAATAGTAAACTCAACTTCAACAACACCATCTTTTTGATTGATAGAATTTAGAAGTTGCGGTTTATTAATTTTACGAAATGGTTTACCAAACAAACCAAAACACAACGCATCTAATATAGTAGACTTACCTGCACCATTCTGTCCGATAATTAGTGTGTTTGTTGATCTAGTAAAGTCAACTTCTGTAAAATAGTTTCCAGTTGAAAGAAAATTCTTCCATCTGCATTTTTCAAATATTATCATTCGTTCTCAGTGTTTAGTGCCTCAACGTATAGTTCACGCATAATACTTTTGAGTTTATCGTTATCGATATTTTCTGGTGTGACAGCATCTATGTACTTGTTTAAGATAGTCATAGTATCTTCAGCTTCATCAATAATATCATTTTCTGATTCTTCTGTCAAGTCAATAACATCTTCGGCAATGGTAATATCGATAGGGTTTGAATTGTATAGATTATTCATGAAGGTATCAAACAAAAATGGATTTGTTTTATTTACCACAACCACTTTGACGTATTTGTCTTTGTATACACTCAAATCTTTATTGCTAATTTCGGTAATCGATTCTGTCTTATCATCATATATGATACGATGGAACATCACATTTGGATTTGGTACAAACTCTAGTTCACGATTGGATAAATCAAATAGATGAAAACCTCGGGTATCATTATAATCTTGCCATGTGAGTTCATATGGATTACCTAGATAGTATATACCATCAGCACTACTGCGATGGTGATAGTGACCACTGAATACCATATCAAAACGTTTGAACATACTACGATCTAATCCTTCATGAGAAGGCATACCACGATACATTGCAAATCCTGCAATTTCAAAGTGACCCATACAAATCTGTGCAGAAGTATTTTTTATTTCTGATAAACTGGTATCATAGTTATCTGCACATATCCATGGGATCATACAGATATCGTAATTGATATCTTCATAGTTTAAATGGATTGTTTGTGGTGAATCGATGACTGTAATATTTTCATATTCACGCAATAGCAATTCAACAGAGTTCACTTCATTCGTATTTTTAAAATACGTATCATGATTACCTGCCAGCATATACACTTGAATATTACGTTTTACTAATTCATCAAAGAACATTTCTTTTGTTCGTTTGAGTGAATAAAAATTCACATACTTTCTTCTATCAAAAGTATCGCCAAGAATAAGAACAGTATCAATACCCACTGCATCAATAGTAGGGAAAAAAGTATGTTCATAGAACTTTTGATAAAAATCTAAAAAATGTATTGAGTCATTCCGACTCCCAAAATGTTGGTCGGTGATTATTGCTACTTTCATTTCAAATACCTTCTTTCAAAATTTATACTTCATCATCCTCATCATCAAGAAACTTTTCAATACCAACAATTTTAGTTTTGGTATTTTCTTTTTTCTTCTTGCGTGATTCTTCATAATTTTCAATGAACTCTGATATATTATCATACAATTCAAATTGTCTAGTTTTACCATCTTCTGATTCTAACATCTCAAATTCATCAAGTATACCATATTGTTCGGTAGCCTTGTACTTCACATACATCTGCTTCTTTTCTTTTTGAATTCGCCTCAAGAAAGCATAATATATGATTTGAGTGAAATATGCAAATGGATTATTACTCTTTGCCGGATCAAAGTTTTCAAAGTACATTAAACAGTTTTCAATACCGTCGGCAATCATCTCATCACGATAAGTATAATTGATGAAGTTGGGTTTGTGAGATAGACCTTCTGCAATCTTCATAAAACACTCACCAATATAATTTGGTATCTGAGGTTTGATCTTACCTTCTTTTTTTGCAATGGCACAATCTTCTTTGTACTTGATTAACGAAGCAAGAAAATCGGCATTATTAACGTAGTGTTTTATTTTCATATATTATTCATGTTTACCATAATTTGTTGTTGACAGTTGCTTGACATATGTGTATATTGAGTATGTACCCTATAAAAGTATAAATCTAATGTATCTGATTTAGTATCTTAGCTTCTTCTACTTGTGATAGTAAGTCACCATCATCGTCGTCTAGTTCTTCATCTGATTCTAATAACGTCTCTACATTTAATGCCATATTAATATAATACGTAGTAAACTCATCACTTGGATGCATCACACTCAGGATATCAGTCTCAAAGACCTCAGTTTGATTTTGTGCTAATATAGTAACTGGTAACCACTGTTGCATATAAACAATATTTTTACCTAATTTTCTATCAGGAATAATTTTGACTTCCATTGGATTCTTCATAACAATTTTACCGTATTCACCTTCTGTTAATTCCGCAACCACATCTTCACCTGATTTAAAACGGACTATTTTAATTTCCTGTTGATACATTTTTGAGTCCTATCTTGTAAAGTTTATAATCGAACTTCTCATCATTATATATCTTTACTCTTTCGACAAAGTGTCTTAATGTAAAATTCATATATTTTCCTACTCTCATATCATCTGCTATATCATATAATGTTGCTTTTTCTTTTCCTTCAGATTGTCTTAAACCACGACCAATCGATTGTAGATTTCTCACTCTTGATTTTGAAGGACTTGCAAATATAATATTGTGCAAATTTTTAATATTGACTCCAGTAGAAAAAGTTCCATAACTAGCAACAATAATAGCATCTTGTTCACCTTCAGTTATTCTACGAACTTCTTCACGCATCTCGGCATCTACACCACCATGGATAAAAAAGACTTTTCTATCTTTGATGTTTTTGGCACCGGTAATTAGATCATACAGGATCTTACCATGCTTGTCAACATATTGATAAAGAATTAAGGTATTTGTACCAAGTGATAATGCTAAGTTCTTGATGAACTTATTCCTAGACTCATTGAGAACCAAATACTCTATTTCATCCTTATATTCTTTGCCTTTCATCTCTTTACATATTGCATCATCATGCTTTAGTACCAAACATTTGATCTCAAAGTCTGCAACCTTACCTGAATCGATTAATTTTCTGGTTGTAGTTACTTGCTCTACCGGACCAAATAAACCTTCTAAAACAAGTTTATGAGTCTTTGTGCCATCTAATGTTCCTGTTAATCCTATTCTATAACCAGCATTAATACAACTTGACATAATGGTAGTTAATGATTGTGCTTTAAATAGATGTGCTTCGTCACCAATAATAAAATCAAATTGCTCAAAGTATTCTTTGGGTAACTTATATAACGATTGCCATGTTGATATAGTCAAAGGTAAATCTGTTACTTTATCTTTACCTTGATATATTCGATGAGTATGTTCTGCAACGTTCCAACCATAATCTGCAAAGTCAGTATACAATTGCTCGACAAGTGATGTTGTCGGTACAATGATAAGACCTTTCTTGCAACGATAATCAATAAATTGTCTTACTAGTAGATATATGATGAGTGATTTACCAGATGCAGTTGGTGAAAGTAATACTGCTTTTTTGTTTCTTATGGCATGTACAAATGCGTCAACTTGATAGTCACGAACTTCTAATTTTAAATTTAATTCTTCAATAAACTTCTTTGCAAGATACACACTGAATTCTTCAGTTAAATCTGCTCTTGGTTCACCATATTCAAATTTATAATCACGTTCTATACAGAATTGTTCAATGTATGAAATGAGACCATGTGTAATTTGGTTATTTCGTAAATCTAAAAGACGAATCTTTCCATCCCATATACGATTGCGAAATGCTGGAGTAAATTGATGACCAGGAACTGTAAAAGTAAAGTATTCTGAAAGTTCTTGTGCAAGATGTCGTTCACAATGAACTTTTACATATGCTTCATTTACTTTGGTAATTAATATATCATTGTCCTGCAACAAATTTCTCCCAAGAGATATAATCACGCAATTGCCAAGTTCTTTGTTTTAACTCATTCATAATAGATTCAACTACCGCAACCACTTCTTCATGATATGCTTTCTTTTCGAGAAATTTAATTAAATCATTATCTGCTTCTAGATATGTAGACACATCAGATTTCAATGTAAATGCAAAAGGTAACCAACCGTGTTCTTGCAATTCTTCTTGAGACATCTTACCTGTATAGTATTCCCACTTGGTTTTACGCATACGCTGGTAATCAAATGTTGCCTTCTTGACAGCAATTCGATGTTTAGTTAGTATATTGAGATATTGACTGTGAAGTATTGGTATACGAATCAATTCTTTACTTGGTTCGGTTTGATCGATTTGAGAATCTTTTTCCCAATACTTTAATATTTGTTCTAAGTTTTCCATAATATAAACTCACAATAATGTTATATTCTTAGTATATCATAACGAATTGGATTTGTCAAGTGGCAACAAAATCATAGTAATCATACCTAAAAGTTACACTGGCAGTCATAATATCATCTGCCGAATTCTTTGTACTAAACTCTAATTCAGATAACGTATGTGGAAACATATTCTTGAATTCCACTTTGAATTTTGGATTGTTTAAATTCGAATATATCAACAATGTACCATCTGTATATTTTTCAGTTGTTGATAGTTGCGGAAAAGTTACTGGATCTGCCATACCACGAATCCAATTATGAATATCCAACCACGAACTTAAATCTTCACTTACCATAAAACGCACGGTAAACTCATCATACGTTATTTTTTGTCCAGGCCTAGCAAGATTTACGAATGGTGTTGTCTGCGGTAATTCATTAATACTCACACCAGGTATACTAACATCTTGACAAAAGAATGTCATATTCTTTATATTTGGAAATATTAACTGAAACTTTGTTGATTGCAACAAGTTGGTATTAACTGGTGTTCTTGCTATTGCTGTCATTTTGATTTCTCTAAAAGTGTATACTACTACTATTTATGAACCAAAAAAAGAGAGAGTATTTCTACTCTCTCTTTAAACGCACTCTTATTGGTGCTTCTTGTCCCGTGAGGGATATTACATCAAATTTTTCACTTGGAAAATTCTGTAATAAACGTTTGTACGTGGGTTCAACGCACCATTACCTTGTGTCAGACCTTGTGCAAATGGGTTTGCAACCATGCCGTAACGAGTCTTGAATCCAATTTTTGGTTGGAATGTAAACTGGTCAACAGCACGAACCATTTGGAGAGGAACGTATGGGCAATAGAACAGACCAGCGTCGTAAGGTGAAGTACCCTTATATCCGATAGTAACGAGTTCTTGATTGCTTGTGTAACCACCAAAGTATGGATCGATGTAAACTTTGATACGACCATGCAACAAACCAGCAAATGTATTACCAGTGTCGTCAACTTGCAGATCAGCAGACAGAGCAGGTGTATATTGCAGAACACCAGCCATAGCCATTGCAGAAGCAACGTCTGAAGAAACGATCAGAACGTTACCTTTTCCACGACGAGTTTGCTTGGCAATAACGTTAGCATCACGTTCGATTTGGAAAATCAGACCTTTGAAACGTTCAACTGACCAACGGCCATTCGAATCTGTATCTAAGTCAAAAGTACCAGCGTTAGTTGTACCGTACTGAGCACCTGCAACAGCAGTTGAATAGATGGTACGAATAACTTCACGGTTGATCTCAGCAAGAATTTCTGTAGAAAGAATGTTCGACAATTCTGTCTCAGCGTCAAGACCATGAATTGCTTTCAAGTCTTGTGCAAGTTCTAGTGAGTATTCTGCTTTTAACGCACGGCTTTGAGCAGTAACAGTTACTTTCTCGATAGAGAACGCCATTTGTTGGAATGGAGTAGTTGTATCGGAACCTAGGTTCTCAGCATCAGAAGTGTTTAGTCCAACACCAGTTGTGAATGCGTTAGCAGTCAATGAATTAACTGGGTTAGTGATTGTATCACCAGTTGTGCTGTTAGCAAAACCTTGCAATGGGTTACCACTATGATCGCTGGAACGTTGACCAGAGAAGATTGTGTTTGCTTCGTTGAAGAATGCTTCTGGGTTACCAGAACTTTGTCCAGTGTAACGAGCTCTCATTGCGAAAATAAGACCTGTAGGACCAGTCATTGGTTGAACACCAGCAACATCATAAGCGATCAGGTTAGGTAATGCACGGCGTACTAACGAAATCAAGATTGGGTCAAAGTTCTGAACACCACCTGCAACGTTAGTAGGACCACCTGTACCGTATGCAGTCTCATTCAGAGATTGTGCTTCGGATTGCATTGCCTGCTGCTGATTCTCAAGAATCATTGCGGTAACTGCTTTTTTGTATGGATCTTTAATGGCTGCGAGTTCTGGATGCTCTAGAACTGGGTTCCATTTTTTTTGTAGTTCTTCTGTCAAATACATTTAGTATTCTCCTATTTTTATTTGATTAATGTTTTAGAGATAGTTTTAGCATATACTTCCATCAATGGATCAGCAATTTTAGTTGCTTTTTCATCTTCGATTTCTACGCCTTCTTCCAAAGCAGACTTATTTGCTTGAACTATACCATTAGGGAAATATGATTCTCTAAGAGTCACTAGTTTATCGGCAAATTCTTCTTCAGTAGTGTATTCGACATTCTCTGCGAGTGCCTTCATTTTTTCTACTTGTGTCTGTGTGAGACCTTCACACACTGCGTGAACAGCCTCGAACTTCTTATGTTCATTCAATTCTTTTTTCATTTCAATTGAACGAGCAATTTCTTCGTTGAGTTTTGCTTCAAGTTCTTCAACTTGAGATGCCATTTCTTCAACAACGTCAACTTTATCTTCTGGTACATCAATATAGTTCTCTACGAACAAGTCACGCAAACCAGTAATGAAATCTTCAACGATCTCGGCACGTAGACCACTTTCAATTGCCAATTCGTTTTGTTTCATCCAGTTTTCAACAACATAGTTCAGGTAATCATCGATCTTAGTACCAAAATCTTCTTTTAGTTCATCTACAACTACTTCAAATTCAGAAATAATTTCTTCTTCGAGTTGCTCTTGAATTTCTGCAACACGGGAAAGAACTGCTGTTTCAAAAATTGTAGTTGCTTTTGTAACAAATTCTTCAGAAAGATTTTCACCAGAAAGAAGTGCATCCATATCTTCTTTCATCTTTTCTTTCAGAGCAGATTTTTTAACCATCTTTTTCATCATGGCTTTATCTTGCTTTTCATCTTCGTGTTCTTCTTCTTCTTTCATAGCAGATTTTTTAACCATCTTTTTCATCATGGCTTTATCTTGCTTTTCATCTTCATGTTTTTCGTTTTCTTCTTCTGCAACCATTTCTTCGTCATATTCTGTATCTTCGCCATATGAATCAAAATGAGCACCAGGATTTGGTTTCATTGTTTGCATAGCAAGTTTTGCTTTGATACGATCACGGATTGAAGAATAGTCAGTTGCTGGTTCTTGAACTGCATCATGCTCTGCACCTTCGTGTTCGCCAGGTTGACTTGATAATTTCTTCATTGGCTCTGATCCAACTGGAGGTGTTGCACCAGGTGGAGTTGCAGTTGGTGTGCCTTTTGTGTAATCTGGCAATTCATCATGTTCTTCTTCTGGTGAATCACCAATGTGACCCACATCATGTTGACCATAAGCAACTGATGTTGATAGTCTTGCAGGTTTATCTTGACCTGATTGCTTTGACGAAACTGATGCAGACAGAATTTCTTTAGCAGCTTCAGATAAATTGAACTTTTTAACCATTTTGTGTGTCTCCTAGGTTTTTATATTGGATATTTATAAATTATAATTTTTTGATAAAGTTCTCAAAGATGCTGAGACTTACTTGTTCGATCTCTTTACGAGATGCTTTACGAATTTGCGTTTTCGCCTGTTCGATGTGTTGTTCAGTCCATACACCGTTGACTAGCATCCATTCTTTGTTCTCCATGATGCCTTCTACAAAAGCACCAGGAGCAGATGGGTCTGCTACAATATCTGCCGCTGTGGCTAGATAGAAATCTCCTTGTACAACATTAACACCATTTTTATTTACTAAAGAACCCATACCTCTAGAAGATACACCTAGTTGTGCTCCACCGTCAATAAGATTTTTAACAATTTCACCATATGGTGTCTCAAGAATTTTTGCTTTGCCTATCCATTGTGTACCATCTTCTCTCAATCCTACGATTAGATGTGACACTCTTTCCAGATTAATGGTTGGTGTATCAGGATGACCTAGTTCACCAAAGGCACGATTTTTGTTAATATAGTTTTCTGAATATCTGGCAACTTCATTTTTCATCGTTTCATATTCATATAAACGACCGTTGCGGTTCTTCTTTTCTGATACCAAGAAAGGACCTTCGATATACATATTCTTCTTACCGTCTTTTTCTTCGGTAATGTATTGTACTGTTTCTGTTACTTCTTTAATGAGCTTCATCGGATTCCCATCGCCTTTCTTTTTCTTAAAGACATTCTTCTTTTACGCAATGACTGACTTAATTTAGCACGGCGTTTAAATTTTGATTTTCTTGCGGCCATCTTGCGATGCCTTCTTTCTAACGATGACATTCGAGTCAATTTACCACCTCGAATTGTATATCCTTTTACCGCAGAAAACTTTTTTCTTCTTTGTACTTTACCGCCACGAATACGAATACGAACCAATTTGGTTCTACCCATTCTCTGAACATTTGCTTCGTCTAGTTCTTCATAATATTCTTCATCATAATCACCATATTCTTCAAAAGCAATTTCTTGCTTGAGTTGCTGAGTTTTTTCTTCTATTATTTCAGCAACTCTTTTTTCTATCAACTCTTTTGCTATGTTCCAGTTTTCTGATAAGATAGCATCAACCAAGTTCATTATGGTTTTAATCCATATGGTGTGTAGTTGAATGCTGCTGGATCATTAAACTGACCACGCTGATAGTATTCATTTTCTTTACGCAATTCCATAACGATTGTGTAAGAACAATTTGCTGCATATGCTCTCGATGTAATACCAATATCACCAGTACATCCAGATGTTCCTTTTGCATTATTTGGAATTGTTACCCAATTACCAGCACCATCATATTCTGCATTCCCAGATAACATTGCAAGAGTAACTGGCGTATCTGCTCTCCAGTACAATTCTAAATCTCCACCTGCACCGTTATATGTATCATACCAAATACGATGTACTGTTAATCCATAATATGGTTTTGCAGTATTGCCAGTAATCAATAAATTATTGTTTGCGTCTAATGCACCATAAAATGAATTTGCTTTAATACGAGCAACATTTTCTTCTTGTCCAGAACCGTCAAACTTTCCTGTAAGTTTGATAATGACATGTTCTGTGGTATCTTTTAAGACTTGATATGTATATACATTTCCGGCCATTTTGTTTTCCTATCTAATTAACTTTTTTTAGCAAACTCTAAAACTTTATTAAAATACTCTGTGCTTACAGCAAGCATTTCTTCTATTTTCTTTTTGTTTTCTTCGTTTACTTTATTGTGCAATTCAATAATACTTTTTGCCATATCTGGTGTTACACCTATTTCAGTATTATCAGCAAATTCCACTAACGTGCTTTCTTTTATTGTTTTCAATGTATCAATAGCATTTTCTGCCGCAAATATGTTAGTAAACGGTACCGTCACATATTTATCCAATTTGTCAATGTAATACATTGCCACGTTTGTTCCGTCTGGAAATTGTCTAATAGATTTTCTATGCATAACCAACATTGCAGGAGGTGCATTTTTCATCTCCTGGTGTTTATCTTCTAGAAAATCTTTTAATCTTTTCATTCTTCTGGTTGTGCAATTAAATTCAGTGCAATTTCTTGTTTTCTTGCTTGAATGGCATATTCAACTTTTGCACTTAATGCTGCCTGAATAGCATCATTATATGCATTTGCATTATCATTAATTGCTGCTTCTATTGCGTTTTTAATATTTTCATCCATAGGATTCTCCTAATTATGTGTTATATTTATGTAATATTTTGCCTATGTGGCAAGATTTAAATCACCCTTGTTACTGTTACTCTTTGCTGGAGAACTTTTTTGTGGTGCAGAAGCATTATCTGCACCAGTATCTCCAGTTGCAGCATCATTGGCAGTTGCTTGTGCTTGTGCTGCCATCTGACCTGTTTGCGCTTGTGTATTATCTAATTGTGCTTGTTGCTGTTGCTGTTCTATATCTGAAGGATAGGTTATACCTTCTTTTCTTTCTCTGACAATTTCTTCTTCCATGTTCTGAATTGCCTTGTCATCCAAACGTAGAACATTTCTACGAATCCAATCCATAGAATAATATCTACCGGTATACGGATCTACTTGTTGCAACAAACTCAATCTTTCTCTAACCAATTCTGCTTCTTTCAACTCAGCAAAATTATTGTCTTTGATGTAATCGTAATAGATGTGTTCTTTAAAATCTTTCCATTCATCGTCAGTACAAATACCTTTAAGTACCAACTGAACACGCATTGCCTGATCAAAAATATCAGAAAACTTATTACGCATTCTATCGACAAACTTACTGAACTTTAATTCGTCACGGGTAATCTCTGATGCACGACCAAGACTAAAACCAGAACTTTCTGGATTCAAACGAGATACTGGAACACATAATGATTTATACAGTTTCTTTTCAAAGTATTTTACATCTTCTAACTCACCAAGATTTTGTCCACCTGGTAGTGTAGTGATCTCTGTACCTTTACCGCCTTCTCTACGTGGCAACCAAAAGTCTTCCATCATTGACAAGAACTTACGGTCATCACGAACTTCACCAGTGTTTGCATCATAGACAAGTTTGTTTTTATACTTGACCATAATGTCACGCAGATATTGTTCTGCTTTGAGTTTAGGTAAATTACCTACGTCAATATAAAAGATTCTACGTTCTGGAGCACGGGAGATACGATAGATAACAATCGCATCTTCAATCATACGCAACTGATTGAGAGGTTTAATTGCTTTATGAAGATATGACAGCACAACTGCTCTACGTGCGTCCATTAACCCTGATACAACGCTTATAATTGAATCCGTTGTAATACGAATACCTACGGGACCATAGTTACTTGATGATCCGGTAATAACTTTGTCATTGAAGATGTAGTATTCATTCACCACATCCATAACTTCAACGCCAGTTCTTTCGTCTTTTCTTTTCTTGATCTCACGAATCTTACGAAGTTTGCGTGGATCAATATATCGAAGTTCTTTAATACCGGCAGTTGGATTTTCTCTGTCGATAATAATATTATAAAATAATCTTCCATCAACATAATATCTGCGAAAAATGTCTTGACCCATATTGGTATAATTTAATAATTTTAAAACATTATCAAATTCTTTTCTAATGGATTCTTTAATTTTTTCTGGTTGCTTCAAATCATCCAAAATGATTTTGATTGATTTGCCATCATCATCTTGTACAATTGCTTCATTGACGATATCATCAATTGCAGATTCAATCTCTGGTTGCATTGCCATTTCTCTATAGCGAGAAATTAACTCAACTTCATTCTTTGCAGTTCCGTCTAGATCAACATATGTACCATAATATGCTGCTTGCGATATAGTTAATGCACCGTCATCATTTGCCGGAGGCGAAAACGATGGCTGCACTTCTTGTGCATCTTCTGTCTCTTTGCGAGATATTTGAAAGCCGAATAGTGATAGTGCCAATATGTGCTCCTAGTTCAATTCAAAAAAACATAAAAGAGAGAACCGAAGTTCTCTCTGTATATAATAAATTAATTAAGTGGTACTGCCACTTGTGTTGCAACGCCATCAGTTTGTGGTACTGATTCCCACCATTGATATGCAAACGTTACTGTGTATTCTTCAATAGAATCGTTTGATCCCCAATCTAAATCGATAGGAGCAACATCAACAGGAAACATACCAATAAAACTATATGCTTTAATTGGTACAGGATTTGTTGATGCTGTTTTTTTACCAAACTGTTTAACTAATCCATTAGCAGAATATGTAGTCTGATTAACTGCATTTCTTACATTTCCTGCGTGACTATTAATTGCATTCATCCATGTTTCCATGGCATTTCTGATTAAGAAATTTTCGTCATTGATAATTGTTACTGTCCAGTCTGCAAATGTTCTGTTTCCTGGAAATTTAATTTCACGACCAAAATAGTAAACTGGTGCAATTCCAATTGTCGATCCTGGTAATTGTGCAGATTTTACCATGAATCTAGAGGCAGACGCTGCGATACCATTTGGTGCTGCTGATGGGAAGCTCAGTTCTACTTCAAATAGATTTGGGCGAGCGCCGTCAAATTGCATTGAAGTTCTGAAATCTTGTACGTTAAAAGCCATTGTTTTTTCTCCTTAATATCGTTGAATTATTTATTAGAACTTACCAACGACTTCAGTAAAATCAACACCAGTTCTAACTGAAACAAAATTCAATTGGATGTAGTTGATTGAACGTGCTGGTTTAATGTAAATATCTCCAACAAACTGATTCGAGTCAATAACTTGTGATGTATTATTTGTTGCATCGCATACAACTCTAAAATCATAAATGCCACGACGACCTTGAACATCACGCAAAAATGGAGTAATAAGAGAAACAAACTGTGACCGAGTAAAGTCATCATTAAATTCAAACATCGATGATCTTGCTGCCCGAGCAATTGTTTTCTCTAGTACAATGAATAGTCTACGAACATTGATTCTATCAAAATTTGATGGTTTAGTTTGTAGTGTTTTGTCTCCAAACAGAACAGTCCCAGAACCAGCCAATGTAATAACTGGATTGACACCCAGTGAATATATTGCATCTCTATCTGTTTGTATTGGATTCCATGCTAATTTAACAGCATTTTTAATATTACCACGATTAATACCTGCAGGTGAGAACCAAGCATCACGCACATAATCTGTGTATACACATAGACCAGCAATATCACCGTTTAGTGGTACCCAACGGTATGTGTTATTGTATTTGTCAAACACATATTTCCAGCCTGAATCTGCGATTGCATATGAAGTCGAACGAGCAAGACTTGCTGTCCATGCTGTAATATCTGTTACTTCATTACCTGCATTATTGACAACTGATGCTGACGGTGGAGAAATTGTTGCAACGCAATCTTTACGAACAGTGACAATATTATCAATGATATATTGTTGAACTGGAACAGATGCATCGCCTGCCATAACTAAAGCAATATCAACTTCGTCTGAGTTTACAAATAAATCATATGCATTAGTAATATCGCCGTCTTGAACTTCTTTATCTGAACCGTTTACTAGATATCCTTGATATGCTGCAGCTAATGTTGCATATGAGGTACCTGCTAATGCATTTCCCCATGTTGCGTTTGTATTTGAATAATCTGGAGGATCAATAGCATAAACATACTTAGATTGATTAAACAATACATTTTTGTAATAATTTGAATTACCTAATGAATCTAATGCATTACTACCTTTTGAAACATATGCAAATTGTTCCAATATAGAACCTTGTGTGCCAGTAATTATACCACCTTCATCAATAACAATAATGTGCAATTCATCATTGGTTGCACCTGCTGCCGCTGCTTGTGCTGACGTTCCTGGTGCTGTTGAGAAATAACCTTTGAACTCCCATGTACTATAACTTGCCGAATCAGCAACTGAAACTGATAATGTATTTCCTAATGCCCCTTGATAACGAGCAATAAAGGAACCATATGTGTTTGCATTGTTTTGATGTAGGTACGTTACCTCAAACACATCTTCGTTTGGAACAGAAATTGAACCAGTTTCTGATGCATTAAGACTTGCTGTATTTGCTGCACGAACCACTTTAAGATTGTTGCCATATGACAAGAATCCTGAAGCAGTGAAAAACGATGTGTAAGTATTTCCGTTTGGTTTTCCAAAGCGATTTACGAGAGTGATTTCACTATCGACAGAAATTCTTTTGTTTACTGGGCCCCACTGGAATTGTCCAGCAACAGCACCGGCAGTAGTTAGAACCGAAGGAACAACCGTAGTTAGATCGACTTCCGATACATTTACGCCTGGAGACAATTGAAATGCCATTTTTTTCTCCTTAATTTATTATGATTATCATGGCTTTGATTAATACCATGAATCTATTTATAAAATACAGTCTTTATATGTTTCTTGCAATCTCTTTAAAATATCCCGAATATACTTCAGACCCACTAGTGGTTTCCCACACATCGCCGTCTTCCACAACAAAAGGTGAATCTAACCCATCACTTAATTCTCCAATTGGCAACATTTCATCGTCTACCTGATTATATTGTTCCAGTTGCAGTTGTTTTCGAACATCATGGTTTACTATATCTTTGAACAGTCTGTTGGTTGTTAACCAAGCAAATAGAACCAAAGTCATTACCATATCATCATTTGCATCCTCATCGGCCGCAAACGTAGTATTGTTTGCTACAAATGTAGTCAACTCTGATATGGTATCAAAATCGTTAATGAATAATTTGTCAGACTCAATTAATGTTTTAAGATTTGAACAACCAATTCTTTTTACCTGAGTAGACATTTTAACACCTAACTGAACACCTCTTGCAAATCCAGCAGATAGTTGTTGTGCTTTTTTGTTTCCTGTTTGAACTTTGAGTATATTTTCATACTCCATATCACTATGTAGAATATCTGCAATCTGAGGAGTGTTATTAATTTCTATTAACACATATGCATTATTATATAATCTTGCTGCATTATAAATTACGGTAGGAAATAATACAGGTGATATTGATGAACTCTTGTATTTAGCAACCTGTTTATATGGTGTTGTAGATACATCAAATATTGAAAAAGCAGATGCATCTAAACCACGACCTTCTGCAATATCAACAGTCATAACATAAAGATGATCTTTGATTGTTTCGTCTTTGTTACCTTTAATTGGTTGTTCATATACATCAAATAAATCTTTAGACCATATTGGATCAATATATGTCATCATCTGAAGTTTAGAACCAGAGATAAGAGTATTACTGGAACCTAAGAATTCAGTCTCAAACTCTTGAGAAAATTGTCTCTGACTTGTATTTCTGATTGTTTCTTCTTTCCATGCCTCATCTCGACCGGGCACTTGTGACCAATGAATTTCAAATGGTTTATATCCATTTTTATTATTAATTGCATCCATCCATAGTTTATAGAATAGATTCATACCATTTGGCGTAGAAACAATAATAATCTTTGTTGTTTTACCAGATGAAATTACAGGGTAGACTGAGTTGAAGAATTCTGTAGCAATATTGCTAGGTACAAACGCAAATTCATCAAGGAATACTAGATTAAATGATCCACCACGAACTGCTGAACTTGACGTTGATGATGCAATAATCTTTGATCCGTTTTCTAATTCTACATTACCTTTGTTCCATGTGACTACACCTTGTTGCAACCACATAGGTAAGTTTTCATATGCTAAACAATATTTGGCAAGAATGTCTCTAGCAAGAGAACCTTTGTTAGCAAGAACGGCAATACTTTGAGAATCATTAAACAACGTCATCCAAAGCAGATAGGCAACTGATGTTGTTGTTTTACCAACTTGTCGAGGACATTTTGTTATGACAAAACGGTTCTCATTGAATGTTCTGATCATATCTTCTTGAAAGTCATACATTTGAAAAGGAATTAAACCTTGATCAACGTTGACGATCTTCATATATTTTTTGGCAAAATATACTACGTCTTTAGAACATTTGATATATTCTTCGACTTGCTCTTGCGTAAAGTTAAGTTCGACACCTACTTTTTTTAAAAGTAAATTGTCACGGTAAGAATCTTTATTTGATATCATGCTTTAGATGTAGTTATCTTCACTTTGCCTGTATCTGCATCATGGTGTACATGATGAGCATTAAATTCCACATCTGGATGATCTTTTTTTAACTCTTTAAATTTCTTTAAATTATCATGCGAGTCATCATACAAATGAACTTTTTTATATCCATGTTTCTTTACTAAATCACCAATAACCTTGTGCTTTGCTTCTGCTGGTGATGATGCACCTACATTACCTGCTCTACGAACATGCACTTGATGTGTATCAATACCATGATGTTTTAATGTTTTCATAAAACCATGTTTATCATCCATATCTGCACGGGCAGTAACAATCTCAACATTTTTATTATTCTTGTGTATTGCTCTCAACTTATTAATCATCTTGTGAATTGGATGAGCAGACTTCTGAAACACTTTGTGTGATCTAAAATCACTGTAGTCATAATGATGACCTGGTTCTAATTTATGGCTATTGTATTCTGTATTGGTTAACGACTTTACTCTTTTACCACTTTTATCATTGACATGTACTTTGAGTTTTGAATGGTCATGATGAAACAGCACTTCATCCATATCAAACGCATGAAGTGTTTTTGATTTTGGATCTTTACGTTCTTGCTGTTCTTCTCTTAAATGTCTAAATGATTTCATTCAGATTTACCTTTTAGTAACTTATTTAATTCTGATGTACTACCAACAAAAATTGCTTTATCTATTGTTGTGCTGGTACCATCTTTTTTATTTGATTTATCCATTTCACGCATTTGTTTCTGTATATTCAACAACTCTTTATTGGCATCAACCATGTTTTTCATGATAGTACCATATACTTCAAATGCTCTAGGATGTTGTCCTGCTTTTGCAATATTCAATATTTCTTCTAATGCATCTTTTCCTTGATCAATAATATCTTGCAGATTATCCTTTGACTGCTCATAGGCATCATTTAAATCTTGTTTCAAATCAGGATCAAACTCTACCGGTACTGATGATTTCTTTTCAACCGGTAGAGTTTCTTCTTTGGGTATCACATCAAATATTTTTTCCATATTCTTATCAAACGTATTCATAGGGTTTTATTTTTTTACCACCAACTACCAGGATGAGTAATCAATGGAGAATCTAAAGTAAAGGTAACAGGGAAAGCCAAAATACCATTTGCATTTACAATAGAGGACATTGGGCTTGTATCAACTGTATAATTTGGACTTGCTGCAAGATTCGCTGGCGCAATAATAAAATTACTACCATCTAAACCTAATATTACTTTGGTAATATTTGTACCACCACTTCCAGTAACGGTAAAATTATAACCAAGAGTTCCATTATTTACTAACGCATTTGTGAAAAAATATGCTTGAATTTCTGCTAATTTTGGAGCAGAAAAACTACTTAATGCTATTGTATATTGAGCAGTATCCGTAGCATGTGTTCCGTCACTTAACATTCCAATAGATTGACCAAAATCTATAATACCTGGACCAACATATGCTGCAAAAGGAAAGTCTGTATCTAATATTGTAAATGATGCGCCAACAGCTGGTGCTGGGTCAGTTATTTTTAATCCACCATTAATTCTTAATCCGCCTGCTATTCTTGTCATTTTATTTTCCTTTACGGTACTGCTGGATAGTTAGTTGATTTAGCATAACTAGCAAAGATTTTTGCACCAGTAAAATCGTCTGACCAATGTGATTCCCATGGCCAATTTCCACCAGTTCCTGCTGAAATTATTCCTCGATATACGTTTGTATATAACCAGTTTGCACCATCCCAATATACACGTTCATCACCATATATGTAGTCTGTTTTACCATTAGTTATAGTTGCTGGTGCCATTTTTCTCCAACTTTGACCACCTGAAAATCCACTTGGTGGATATCCTAGCGTATTATACAATGGGCCGTCCATTAGGACCCATGCAGTTGCGTTAGGCTCGAATTGATTAGCTTTATTATCGCTACCTATTCCTGGTTTGGTAATTCTTAATCCGCCGGTTATTATCAAACCACCTGTTATTGTTGTCATTTCTTTTTCTTTCTTTACGGCACTGCCGGATAGTTAGTTGATTTGTTATAACTGCCTATAATTTTTGCTGCCTTATAATCATCTGTCCATGTTGCTTCCCACGGCCACTGTCCATTTATACCAGTTGCCACTATGCCTCTAAGGTCGCTTTCATATACCCAATTAGATCCATTCCAGTATATATGATCTGTACCATAATTATATGTCATTTTATTAAATGCATTAACTCCTGCAGGTGCCATTTTGCGCCAACTATAACCATCAATAAATCCTGATGTTGGATCTCCAGTTACATTATAATAAGGACCATCAATCAACACCCATGCACTTGAATTAGGTTCAGCAGCATTAGCAGGATTGTCATCACCTAAATGCAGAACAGGTGGAACAGTAGGTGTTATGTTTGGAATTTCTTGTATTGTTGTTGTGTAAGTATATGGATCATTAACATTTGCAGTAAATGGATTAGGTCTAACAGTAATTTTTGCTTCTTCTATTGGTTGAAGTACATATGATCCAAATGTTCTTGTTGTTCCTGTGTTTTTTCCAATAATTGGATGACTAACCATAAAGTTGCCATGCAAATTTTTCAGTATGAGTTTATTTGTATCTGGATTCCAACTAATAACTATTGCTGTGGCCGATGATATATCACCTGATGCACCTTGATAGACATGCTCACCCTCTTGATAGTTACCTACTCCTGTATCCATGTGTGCAACTAATGAATATACTCCTTGATTTGAATCATCAAGAATATTCGTAATCACTGTTTTAATAATTTTACCTATTTCTGAATGTGGACCATACAAGAATCCTTTAACAGTAAAACTTAATGTCCAAACAATAATTCTTACTTTTGATGTCATATCTCCTTCGTACTGAACATCTTGAGATATATCATTTAATATAATAGGTACTTCTTTTGTGACTCCCATTTCAGGAATTAAATTTAATTTTATTGTGTAATCTGGAGTAAAATATGGAGCAATTCGTTCTACAATTTGCGTACCATCTTCTGTATTTCTTACATAAACATATAACTGAAAATCAAAATCATACGGCACAGGATTGTACTGTGCAATTGTTTGACCATTTAAATTTGAGAAATTTTTAAAGTTTGTTGTTTGTTTTCTTGATGCATCATATTTCATACCTGTCATTTCAAATGACATTGTTGGTAATGTAATCTGTACTTTTTTGTACAAATCAGGATCACCTTGCAGTCTTAATAGGTAATTTTCTTTACCAGCATATGCGATAGGAACAAGGAATCGTTCTGCTTCTGTTCCATCACTTTCAAACCTAGCAATTTGAATCTGGTTAAATAAATTACCAAATCCAATAACTAGTTTTCGTATGATTGCGTTATATTGAATTGCTGCCATTACACATGACTTCCAAATGGATTTGATTCACTAAAATTGACAACAGTATTTGCTTCATTTTGAATAACTTTATTATCATATACTTCACGATATTGTTGATCTAATATTGGATCATAATTGACTAATCTATAATGTGCTTTTGTGGTGTCACCGATAATATCAAACCCGTTAGTGAATTCTCCAAAAATATTTGATACTTGCAATATTCCGGTATTATCAAATTCTTGTGATATTGTCCACGAAGTCACAACTGCTCTCGATGTGGCATTAGCAACATCAGTTCCTTGATATACCACTTCTCTAAACAAGTAATCACCGTAACCTGAAGATACATCCATTAAGAATGTCAATGTGTATGCATCGCCAGCAACAACGTCAATATCTGGTATACCAGTATCGATGAGTTCTTGTGAATATTTGAAGTTCTCTAATGATAATTCATAGAAATATGGATTTTTTCTTCCTAATATGAAGTTATCTTTGTTTGCGTTTACAAATTTAATTTCAAACAAATCACCTTGACCGCCACTAAATGGAATGTATATTAAATCACCTTCTCTTGGTCGTTCATACAAACCTTGTGGTAACATTTGAGAGAATGTTCTTTTTGACAAAATAACATTGCTGACGTTTCTAATCTCTAAACCAAATTTAGAAAAAAACTCTTGTTCACCTAAGTCGCCAGTTGGATTAGACAAGTATAACTCTAATGGCCATGCATTTTTGAATTTCTTTAATGGGTCATCACCAAACAACAAATCTCTTGCTGCTTCATTTTCCAATGGAATATAGTACCCATCAAATCCATATTGTTTAATGGACTCAACCATCAAATCTTCAATAAGATTTTGCTCTGGTCTATTCTTATAGAAATTAAAATAGGTACTTGTTGGCATATTAATTCAAATAAAAATCAACAGGAATTTCATACTTACTTTGCATTTCTTCTTCTAAGTCTTTAATTTCTGCCTCTGCTTCATCAAAGATTTTTTGACCATTCAATACGACACCACCTGGCAATTGAATGTCACCAAACTTTTTAAGATTGCTTCCCCACTGTGATTTGATTTTTGATGTTGCGTATTCTTTTAACCAACGATCATTCCATACATTATTATATTGTTCTGGATCAACAATAGCAAAACATTCTAAAATGGCAACAGTACCTAATGGTGCAGCAGCACTTCCCCAATTCCAATCTACGAATAATTTTCTCTGATGTCTTGAATATCGAATAGGAACCTCACCAGTGAACATGATTTCTAATGAACGCAAGTGTTGCTGTGTCATTGTATAATTGATGTATGACGCAGATGTGAAGTCGTACAACTCATTTAAACGTAATTGATATCTCAAGTCAAACATATTAACAGTTGCTTGAGAATCTCTGATAGGGAATATTCGAGTGACACCAATAATCTCAATTTGATTGTTACCAGTGTCAATAGTTACGGCAGGATCGAGATTGATATACCGATTGTCTAAATCTGTTTGATCTAGTCTTTTGATGTAGTATACTTTTTGAGTGCCATCAAAATGATAGTCTTGATAGAACTGTAAAGAATCATCTACACGATCTTCAACTTGGTCATCATCAACGTTGATGTCGATAACAGGAAAACCTAATCTTCTTAGGCAGTATTCCTTAAATGATTGTCTATTTGTAATTGCCGGCATAACATTCTCCTATGATGGTATATTTATGCCTTACTTGATTTTTTGTTTTAACTCATCAAGTTGATCTTGTAGATTTTCGTTTTCTTGTTTTAATTCTTTGATTGCTGCAAATGCCAAAGCAACTAATTTTTCATAGTCAACAGCAAGAAGTTTATCTCCTCTTTCACGAACTGCTAATGGAAATACTTCTAAAACATCTTGAGCAATAACACCAAAATCTTCTTTTCTTACAAAATATCCATCTGCACCACCTTTAGAGTCAATATAGTCATCTGTCCATTCAAACGTCTTACCTCCAATTTTTTCCACGGCATCGAGAGCATTCTGTATATTTTGAATATTTTGTTTTAGTGATATATCTGATGAATAATAAGCAGTAATATTATTAACTGCTCTAATTTCACCACTAACTCCTGATGCAGCAGTTCCAACACCAAATGATCCCACTTGATATGATGTTGACGTACCCAATGCACTCAGACCTGAACCTGATCCAGTAAATGAGGTAGCACTCAATGTTCCAGTAGATGGAACATAAGTTAATTTGGTACTTGATGTATTTGCTACAGTAAGAGCACCAGTTGTCACGATTCCCAATAATGGATAATGTGCTGTTGCAGTAGTTGTATCATCGGTAATGCTAACTAAATTTGAGGTAACAACCGAATTTACATAAGCATTTGTAGATGCGGCATTAGCAGTAATTCTAGTATTGATTACTGAGTTTGCGGATGTAGCGTTTGCTGTAACAATAGCATTCACATAGGCATTTGTAGATGCAGCATTTGCTGTAATTAAACTAAAAACATAAGTATTGGTGCTTGCCGCATTTGCTGTAATATATCCATTAATTGTAGCAACGTTAGCAGTAATTACAGAATTCACATAAGCATTTGTAGATGCAGCATTTGCTGTAATTAACGAATATGTTGTTGTATCTGATAGTGGAGTAAAACCTAAAGCAGTAGTTACGTTTGCACTTGATAGTGTGACTGCACCAGTCATTCCATTAAATGATGTTACAGGTGTTTGATTGCTAATTGTTGTTATTCTACCATAAGAATCAACTTGCAATGATGGGTACGAATATGTTCCTGCCGCCAATCCTGAAATGGCCGCAAGATCCATTGTTATTGTACCTGTAGTGGCACTTTGAGTCAATCTGGTAGTATTGTTTACTGTTATTGATGCAACATTTCCTTGAGATGTATAATAAAGTCCAACGGTGTTTGCAGTATATGTTGTAACCTCAATTACATCACCAGACTGTGGCGCAGTAGTAAATGTTATTGTAGAACCAGACAAACTATACTGATCTTTATTCTGATATGCACCATTAATGTACAACTGTGTTAGATTTTTTGTTGTTGGTGTTACACTTAATGTGACTGTTGATCCACCACTTGATGTAAATGTATCAAGTGAAGAAATAATTACATTATTTGCTTTATCAAATGCTGCTTGTGCCGTCAGATTAGCACTATTTGCTTTTGTAAATGCACTATTAGCATACGATGCCGTAATGGTAATATCTGTAGCACCAGTATTTGCTTTAGTGTATGCGGCATTGGCATGTGCATAGATATCAAATCCATTTACTGTTGCAGAGTATGCATTCAAGTTAGCATACAACGTTGCCGTGTTTGCAGCAGTTGCAGAACCTGCAGGCAATGTATTACCTGATGGGTCTTGTGTTAATCCTCTAAACAACAAGAAATTATTTGTCCCTGCCTGTCTTACTAAACCATGGTATGTTACTGTTGTTCCTGTATTCGCAACACCATAAAAACCAATATCTAATGAATCACTAACTATATTATTAGATGCGAGTTTAATCAGCGAATCTACAGTAGAAACAGTTGTTGTATTGACTGTGGTAGTTGTACCATTAATTACTAAGTTACCAGTAATACTAACATCACCGGAAATAAGTCCACCACTCTTAGAATAGAATGTGTTGTTTGCATATGCTGATGTACCATTGGCAGCAGTATATGCCGAGTTAGCATACGAACCAGCAATCGTTATATTGGTTGCATTCGTATTAGCACTAGTGTATGCTGAATTAGAATATGACTGTGCTAAGTTTGCTGCGGTATAAGCACTGTTAGCATATGATGCCGTAATAGTATTATTGTTAGCACCCGTGTTTGCTTTAGTATAAGCAGAATTGGCATAAGAAGCAACAATAGTGATATCAATTGCATTGGTATTCGCAGATGTATATGCGGAGTTGGCATACGATTGTGCTAAATTGGCTGCCGTGTATGCAGAGTTTGCATAAGTACCAGAACCAGTATTTGCTTTATCGAATGCTGCCTGTGCAGTATTATTTCCTGTATTTGCTTGTGTATATGCACTATTTGCGTATGAAGCAGTTATTGTTATATTGGTATTCTGTGTAGTATTAACTCCAACGGCACCGTTTGCAGTATCAAATGCTGCTTGTGCTGTTAGATTAGCACTGTTCGCCTGTGTGTATGCAGAGTTAGCATAAGATGCTGCAATAGTAATATTAGTATTTTGTGTAGTATTAACTCCAACGGCACCATTAGCAGTTGTATACGCACTATTTGCATATGATGCTGCTATAGTGATATCAGTTGCATTTGTATTTGATTTTGTATATGCAGAGTTGGCATAAGAAGCAACAATAGTGATATCTGTTGCATTAGTATTTGACTTATCAAATGCAGATTGCGCTCTTGTATTTCCTGTATTTGCTTGAGCATACGCAGAGTTAGCATAAGAAGCAACAATAGTAACATTTGTTGCGTTGGTGTTTGATTTATCAAACGATGATTGTGCAGTTAAGTTGGCACTGTTCGCCTGTGTATATGCCGAGTTCGCATATGATGCAGTAATAGTAATATCAGTGGCATTAGTGTTCGACTTTGTAAATGCACTATTTGAATACGATTGTGCTAAATTGGCCGCAGTATAAGCACTATTGGCATATGATGCTACGATTACAATATCTGTTGCATCAGTATTTGCTTTAGTATATGCAGAATTGGCATAAGAAGCAACAATAGTGATATCAGTGGCATTTGTATTTGATTTTGTATAAGCACTATTGGCATATGATTGTGCTAAGTTGGCGGCAATATAAGCACTGTTTGCATATGAACTAGCAATCGTTGCATTAGTTGCATTTGTATTTGCAGATGTATATGCTGAGTTAGCATATGACTGTGCTAGATTGGCCGCTGTGTATGCTGAGTTAGCATATGATGCGGTAATAGTATTATTGTCAGCATTTGTGTTTGCAGTATTGTATGCTGCCTGACCAGTTGCACTTGCACTGTTTGCTTCACTATATGCAGAGTTGGCATACGAACCAACAATAGTAATATTTGTATTTTGATTTAAATTAACTGCCGCATTATTATTTGCAGTAGCATATGCAGAACTTGAATATGCACCTAATTCTATACCATTAATGGTTGCTGAGTTTGCGATAAGAGCATTCGTTTGGAATGTTCCCATCGTAATACCTTTACTATCTGTATTACCACCAATATTAGTAGAAGTATTATACCATGTCAAATACCCAGTTGAATTTTCTCTTACTAGAATTGCTTGATGGTCAGCAGTATCGTAGTAATGAAACGCAATACCAATGTTTAGCCCATCATTGGTAGTTAGTGGTGCGAATGTATTTGACGTATGCAAACTAAACATCGCATTTGATAATGTCAAACTATTAGTGTAACTTGTAGTTGTATAACCTTGAACGATTAAGTTACCTGTAACAGTTAAACTGTTGTTACCTGAGATAGTAACTGGACCAGATATTGTTCCACCAGAAGAACTGAATTTTGTATTAGAATTATCAAATGCTGCTTGTGCTGTTAAGTTGGCACTATTTGCTTTAGTGTATGCACTATTGGCATACGATGCCGTTATGGTAATATCAGTTGCATTTGTATTTGATTCATTATATGCTGAATTAGCATAAGAACCTGCAATTGTTATGTCAGTTGCATTTGTATTCGATTTCGTAAATGCGGAGTTGGCATATGATTGCGCCAAGTTTGCGGCACTATATGCAGAGTTAGCATAAGAACCCGCAATCGTTGAATTATCAGAATCAGTATTTGCTTTATCAAATGCTGCTTGTGCTGTTAAGTTGGCACTATTTGCTTTAGTGTATGCACTATTGGCATACGATGCCGTAATAGTAATATCAGTAGCGTTGGTGTTTGATTTACTAAATGCACTGTTTGCATATGAAGCAACAATAGTAATATCATCGGCATTTGTATTTGCTTTGGTGTATGCCGAGTTTGCATAAGAACCTGCAATACTAGTATTGGTAGAATCTGTATTTGCTTTATCGAATGCCGCTTGTGCTATTATATTTCCTGTATTTGCTTGGGTGTACGCACTATTGGCGTATGAAGCAACAATAGTAATATCATTGGCATTTGTATTTGATTTATCAAACGATGCGTGAGCAGTAGTATTTCCTGTATTTGCTTGGGTGAATGCTGAGTTTGCATAAGAAGCAACTATTACAATATTATCTGAATTGGTATTCGATTTAGTGAATGCACTGTTTGCATACGATTGTGCCAAATTTGCTTCACTATACGCAGAGTTTGCATAAGATGCAGTTATCGTATTATTGTCAGCATTTGTGTTGGAACTAGCATATGCCGAGTTAGCATATGAAGCAGTTATTGTTATATCTGTAGCATTAGTGTTGGATTTATCAAATCCAGATTGTGCAGTTAAGTTGGCACTATTTGCTTCAGTATATGCTGAATTTGCATAGGATGCTACAATTATTATATTGTTTGCGCCTGTATTTGCTGTATCGAATGCACCATTTGCTGTATCTCTTGCAGTTTGATCTACTGTACCATTACCTAATGTATTGGCATAGTCAAACGCTGCCTGTGCAGTTATATTTGCGGTGTTTGCTTGAGTAAATGCAGAGTTAGCATAAGAAGCAACTATTACTATGTTATTAGCATCTGTATTTGCTGTATCAAATGCACCATTTGCTGTATCTCTTGCTGTTTGGTCAATAGTACCTGCACCAATTGTGTTTGCATAATCAAACGCTGCCTGTGCAGTTATATTTGCGGTGTTTGCTCTGTCTAGAATTCTGATGTTAGAATCATATACTGCATCACCGTATATTGAACCGTTTGCACCAATACCACCATGAACAACTAATGCACCACTTGAATTACTTGTTGATGCTGTTTTTGTTTTGACTACTAAACCTTCATGTAGCACAAATCGAGCAACTTCATTATCTGTATCTGAACCTTGGACGAATACAATATCACCAATTTGATTGCCACCAGAACCAGAACCTGATGTTCCAAAGAAAACGTTACCACCAAAATTCTGAGATGCATTACCTTGCATCAACAGATAACCATCATTTGGATTAACAAAATGCCATGAATTGTAATTACTATTGACATACGTGGAACCAGCAATACCCATGTCTAGGTAATTGATTTCATCGGTTCCATTATCAGCAGTTACAACAAAATCCGCTGTACCGTTAGCATTAATATTTTGTTGATTAACTTGTGAGTATAATTCTGTATTGCCTGTAAATTGAGCAACAAGATTTGGAAGAATGGTGTATGCACCTGTACCTACAACAATAGTATTTTGCACATTGGCATGACCAAGTATATCTATATTACCATAGAGTGTTCCACCGTTTGCACTAAAACGTGTATTGGAATGATTGAATGCACCTTGTGCAGTATTACTTGTTGCACCGTCACCAATTGTAATAGTTTTACCTGATCCAGAAACACTAATACCAAATGCAGAATTAATACTTAATATATCTGTATTTGATGTTGCAAATAATAATGTTGAATCTACATTGATTGTATTGAATGAGTCCGTTGAACTAATATATCCAATTGACTCATCGGCCGCCTTGTAATATAATCGTCCATCATCATAGTTTAGTGCCGGTTCACCATATTGTAGGTCAACCGGTACATTCCCTGATACTCCAGATTTTTTTAGTTGGATCTTTGTGTTCGACATTTATTAGAAACTTCCGCCGTCCTCTAACGTTGCTAATTGCTTAGTTTCCTCTTGTTGCACAGATTGTTTAATCGGTGCTTCTACCGGTATACTTTGCGCCTTTTTGGTTTTACGTTTAGTCGGAGTGGAAATTTCTTCTATATTTGAACTTAAATTTTCAACAATTTTTGATAAGTTTTCTACTTGTGCAGATAAATCATTATTATTACCAGTTAATGCATTAATATTCTGATTTAGAGTAAGAATAGTTTCATTCAATGAATTAATAATTGTTTCTTTATTACTTAACTCTGCTTGTGCCTGAATTAACTGATTTCTGAAAGTATTCAAATGCGATACTTGATCTTTTAATTTTTCCATTTCGGAAATTGATCTTGCACCTTCACTTGCTTTGCTTTGCAAATCGTTTACTCTAGCCTTCAATGTATTAATTTCATCTACTTTTTTTCTTTGCTCATCCGCTCGTGCGTCATTAACTTGCTTTTTTAAATTTTCAATTTCATTTATTTTTTGTTGTAATTCTTGTCCTACGGCATCCATTCCTTCTTGTTTTGCTGATTCGTTTTGTTCACTTAAAAGTTTATTGGCATTTGTTAAATCCAAAACAATTTCTTCGTATGTTTTTAGATTTGCCTGCAATGAAACATTTTTTAAAGAAGTTTCATTTAATTGATTTTTTAAAATTTCGACATAATGACCTACATATTTTTCTTGACTCATATCAATTCTCCTATTAATAAACAATTACATAGTATATAGACAACGAATTTTGCACTACTTTTTACGCAAAACTAGCACCGGCTAACTTAATAACCGGTGCTTTTTTTACTTACTACTTACAATTAGAATGAACCACCATCTAACACATATGAGTATCTAACTTCTTTGGTGCTTGCATTGTAGAATGCGATACCATCATATGTTGCATCTTGTGCTGCTGTATATCTAATTGGATCAATATACAATCCAGCATATAGAGGATTCAATGCATTACCAGATGCATTAATAGCAATAGAGTAACCAACTTGAGACTGTTGACCAGCAAAGGCACCAATTGCTACAGAGTATTCACCTTGACCAGTTGTTGTTCCTCTACCAGCATAGTGACCTAATGCAACTGCATGATTACTTTGGTTATTTGCACCAGCATAACGACCAATTGCGATAGAGTCATTACCTTGATTTGTTTCAGCAGCAGAACGACCCAAAGCAATTGCACTGTATCCTTGTGTTATTTTGCCTGCTTCTTCACCAATAGCAATTGAAGCATATGATTGAGTGTCATTACCAGCATAAGAACCAATTGCAATACCGTGTTGTCCTTGACTTGTGGCACCAGCATATTCACCAACTGCAACACGTCCTGGGTTATTATTAGTTACATCAACATTCTGACCAATAACAACACTGTTTGCTGAGTCAGCAATTTGTGTACCACGTGCCGTATACAGATGGCCATCAGCACCACTAACTGTCCAACTGAAAGAACCATTTGCGATTCTATCTGGACGTAAATCTGCCATAGTACCAAATGTTACTTCTTTTGTTGCAACATTATAGAATACGACATTACTTGTTTCACCATAATTCAACGAATCAACATACAATCCACCGGATGTAGTGTCAGAGATTACTGTACCGTTGGCAAGTGTAATACCACCATTGTCGATTGCAACATCAGTAGAAACGAGTTCTTTAGTTGTTGTATTGTATGCAGTAACGTAACCACCAACTGCATTGTTAGCACGAATTGGGTCTACATAGAAACCTGCTTCGGAAGGATTTAATTCAACACCAGAACCATTGATTGCAATACTATGTGCTGCTTGTGAACTATAACCAGCAAGAGCACCAATTGCAACTGAATTAGCACCTTGTGATGTGTTATCACCATAACCTGCACGATAACCAACTGCGACTGCTCTAGTACCTTGAGTATACTTACCAGCAAGATTACCAACTGCGGTTGCGTTAGTTTGTTGACTTACTTGACCAGCGGAGTGACCAACAGCAGTTGCACCTTGTTGTTGAGTTTGTTCACCAGCATGTACACCAACTGCAACAGAGAGTGAACCTTGCGATGCATTACCAGCACCATGACCAACTGCAACAGAGCCACTACCTTGCGATGTTTGTCCTGCCGCACTACCAATCGATACTGTGTTATTACCAGTGGTACCTGCATCTAAACCAAAGTATACAGCATTATAACTATTGTCGCCTAATGTAGCACCATATTGCAGTGTTACGTCAGTTTGATGTGTGAATGAACTAGATGTAATTGTGAAGTTGTTAGAACCATTTGATTTGAATTCTAAGTTACCATTGCCACTGCTATACATTCCAGTGTCTTGTGAGCTATCTTGGTAGAATCCATATCCACCAGTTGTATCAACACTTTCGCCTGCTAAGAATCTAGTTGACTGTACATTTTGCGAAACTAGATTAGCGTGTAATGTCGATACTTTGAAACTTGCATCTGTTGGATCGATTACAAAGGTTGTATCTGGATCTTCTTTTGTGTAATTATCAAACAAGTAGTAGTCTTTACCACTGTCACCAGCATGACGGAACAAACCAGTGTAGGTAATTCCTGTACCGTTGTTTGATTGTCCGTAGAAACCAATATCAACAACATCAGAAAGAACATTGTTGTTTGCTAATTTGATTAACGAATTTTGTGAAACGATTGTCTCTACATCAGTGTAAGCAATATTACCTGTAACATTCAAGTTACCAGAGATATTCAATACACCATCAATTGTTTGATTTGCAGTTGTGTTTGCAAGAATAACTCTTGTGTTATCTAGACCAATGTAAACTGTTTCTGTATTAGCATCAACATATGTTTTAATACCAAAGTTGTTGTTTGCAGAGAATGTTAGTGTAGTTCCACCAGCAACTGTGTTACTATGAGTACCATCAGAGATATTAAATGATGTTGCGATTGCTTGTGTATATACGTTAGTTACTTTACCGTGTTGATCAACAGTAATAACTGGAACTGCTGTAGTGCTACCGTATGTACCATTTGATAGATTAGCAAGGTTAGACCATGCACCGATCTCTAGTGTGCTGGCACCATCATTGGTACCAATAAACAGAGTATTCGATAAGTACGAATATGCTAATTCACCTGCCTTTATTGTTCCGTCGGTTGGCTTGGTATTAGCCGAACTTCTTTTGATAAGAATTTGTGTATTAGATGCCATGTTTTTAATCCTTTATTATTATTGTTATTCGATTTTGAATTTACTACGTGTTCATTTCTCTATTTATAATTATGAAAACTCACCACCATCAATTGTTGCAACTACTTGTGAAGGTCTTGTTACTGTCAATGTGCCTGACATGGTATCTCCAGATTTTGCTACTTTATTATTTGCTGTATTGAATGCTGCTTGAGCAATAATTCCTATTGTATTTGCATAGTTAAATGCTGCTTGTGCTGTAATTCCTACTGTATTTCCATAATTAAATGATGCTTGAGCAAGAATATATCCTGAATTTGCTTTATTAAATGCACTATTGGCAGTAAGACTTCCTGTATTTGCTTTTTGAAATGATGCGTTTGCTGCATTTCTTGCTGTTTGGTCAATAGTACCTGCACCAATTGTGTTTGCATAGTTATATGAAGATTGACCAATAATTAATGCTGTGTTTGCGGTATCTCTTGCGTATTGATCCGGACCACCACCTCCACCAGCACTTATTGTGTTTGCATAATCATATGATGCCTGTGCAAGAATCAACGCTGCATTTGCTTGTTCGTATGCGTTATTTGCTTCTTGATATATGTTGTTGATTTGATTGATGATGGTTTGTGACACGCCGGTGGCGTTTCCTACCCGAACTCCTACATAACCTGATTGGCGAACTGTAATACTACCAATTGTTGGCATTTTTTAGTCCTTTTTTTATTATTCTTAGACTTAGATAAATTTTTAATTTATTTCTCTATTTATAAAAATTATCTTGTAACTTGAGGTGCTAAATTTACAATTCCTTCTAGAACACGGAATGTATTATTTGCACCATCATCGGTCGAAATTATTTTCAGATCATATACATATCGACCTGGATAAATGTTTGCAGTTGTTGGTGCATCTAATGACAATGTAATTACACCATTTGCTGCATCGGATGCAAATGCATAAAATGATGCGGTCACATTAGATGTATAATATGATTTTTTTATTTGACTAGAAATATTAAAGTTGTAGAGGTTATATGACAAACCAACCACATCATTGATAGTGATTGTTGTTGCAAATGATGCACCTTGCTCTACATATAATTCTTGATATCCGGCACTAATTTTAATTCTCCTAGAATTTCATAGTATTTAGTTTTGATTGTCTGTCTGACTATTATCGTTTTGCTCTGCTATAACCTCAATCCATCGTTCTTGTGATTGGCTCCAACTCCAATCACCTTCTGGTTGTATATCACGAATAACCCACCCTGGTGGATACCACCAAACAACTTCTTTTCCTTCAGGGCAGTCGGGTTGATCTGGAACTTCAATCCATCCATCTGACTCATCAGTTTGAATTTGTGGTATTGAACCATTTTTAGAATAAAGCATATATCACCTATTGAGTTGGGAAAGGTGCGATTGGTACAGTAGTAACATCTCTTGCAACATTTCGTGTGATGCGAAGTTCATCAATGTATCCGGGAAAATAAGAGGCAGCTCTATTGCCAGCACCAATATATAATGGGAATCCAGAAGCCGTAGCTGCACCGATTGCACCGCTCCCTCCAGCATCAACGCCATTAATATACATAGTTACAACACCTGCATTTTTTACAGCAGCAATATAGTACCAAGTTCCTACTGTTAAAGTTGAAGTGGTAGTAAGAGTTGCGCCGCCTGTATTATAAAATTGTAAAGCACCAGTGGCGGCTTGAACTCGAAATTCAAATCCTGCAGCACCAGTTCCTCTAGTACCTATAATTGCCATTCCACCACTGGCTGCAATTGAAGTTAAGTAAACCCAACATTCAACTGTGAATGCCGATAGTTGAGATATGTCTGTATCAAATGGTGTTCTATATAGATAACTTAACTGACTACCACCATCAAAATATATTGCGCTTCCACCAAATTGAGACTGAGTTGTGCTTGATTGTGCAGTACCAGTAGTTATAAAATTATTTCTAGAAGTAGCATCATAGATACCAAAGTTAGTAAAATTGAGTAGTAATGATGGACTATTAGATGTTGTTGGTGGTAATGTAGGAACATTAATGGTTGATCCATTGATATCCGTTTGACCTTTTATATATTCAAATCCTGCTATAAATCCATTGAAAAAATTGGCAGAAGTTCTGTCTGCACCAATAACCAGTGTATTCGTTTGATTAAAATCGGTAGAAGATGTAGAGCTTCCAGATATATTACCATTTACATACAGAGCAACTGCACCAGTAGTATCCCGACGCACCGAGACATATGTCCATACTCCAGAAGGTATTGTTATTGTTGATGTAAGAAGTGTTGTGCCAGTATCAATAAAAACCAATTGATTTGAAGCATTTATTTGGAATGTCCATCCAACACCTGATGCTCCTTTACCTGCAATAGCATGAACAACACCAGCTACCGATCTATATACCCAACAACTGATTGCATAACTCCCAGTCCCGAATTGCAATGGTACGGCATTAGAAACGGTTAAATAATCTGAAGTTGCACTGGCAAAATATCCACTACCACCAACTAAACTAGTGCTATAATCACTTGTTGGTGCAAATGGAGAGAAGGCTTGAACATATGCAGTTGTACCTGTTATTGTAAATGTTTTTGCTGTTGTTGCAGTATTTAAATCAGAAAAGTTATTTCCCGAAGCAAATAATAGTGTTTGATTTGTTGTTGATGTTGAAAGTGGTAATATTGTTGGAGTAAAAGCAACACTATATTTAGCTGTTCCCGACAACACGCTAAAATTAGAAATATAACCGGTATATAAACTAGTAGTACCGCTATTCCATTGACCAAAAGCAACTGTGCTTGTGGTTTGAGTTCTATTTGTTAATGTTGTTGTTCCCGTTAATGTTTGCAAAGTACCATTTATAAAAATAGAAATTGCATTTGCATTAACTGAAATAGCAATATGTGACCATTGATTTAGTGATACTGTTCCATTAGTTATTGCTGTTTTTGCTGCTCCATCA